CTTCTGTGCATTTACGTTTATATTTCCTCTTTCTGATGGTTCATTCGGAGTTAAAGCCAAGAACTATATTACATCTGATACATTGATGAAACTTCCATCCGCACTGCGTATCAAATATGACGACTTCTTAGCAGAAGGATCTTTGACAGTTCTCAATGGAGTTATACTAGACTTGAATGATGTGTATGATGATCTTATGAACTTCATACAATACAGTCAGTATGATGTCCGAACATTTGGATACGACCCGTATAATGCAAAGGAGTTTGTTGAGAGATGGGCTAGAGAGAATGGGCCGTTCGGATTAGAGAAGGTTATACAAGGTGCTCGTACAGAATCCGTACCGTTAGGCGAGATAAAGAACCTAGCTCAAAATAGAATGCTTAGGTTTGATGAGGAAATTATGAGCTTTACCATGGGCAACTGCATAACGATGGAAGACACAAATGGCAACCGGAAACTTTATAAGCAGCATAGAGAGGATAAGATCGATTGCGTCGCGGCTATGATGGATGCATTTGTTGCTTATAAGCTTAATAAAGATGCATTCGATTAAGGAGGCTGATTATGGAGTATATAGCACATAGTAGATCCCATAAGTATATACAGAAAGTGCGAACTAAGAGCGGTAAATGGAGATACATATACTCGAGACTGCACGGAAGAACAACTGGATCTTCATCAGGACAAGCTGAAGTGCACGGAAGGGACGCATCTTTCGACGAATATCAGAAATGGGAAGCACAGGATCTAGCTAGAAGAGATCAGGCAAGAAAGAACGGTTCCACAGATGAATATCGTACCGATAAAGTATCGCGCGAAAGATACCCATGGCGGTATACAACGTATGCTGTTCCAGCAGACAGTCATAATGCAGAAAACTCAAGAAACAGAAGAATAGCAGCGCGAGCATCGACTGAAGGTAGAAGAAAAGAGCAAATGGCAGAAAGAAAAACTCATAAGAATACAGAAAAATACTTAAATACATTATATAAAATGCCACTCGGTTGGCTACTTAAAGCATATGTAGACAGGTCAAAAAAGAAGAAATAAGGAGGCTCATAAATGGGATTCATAGACAGAGTTAAGTCTGGGTGGAATGCCTTTCTAGGTAGAGACCCGACTCAAAATACAATTATGGCTGATCCGTTTGTGGCACCGATGACCTATATAGGATCTGCATCTTCTTATAGACCTGATCGAGTCCGTCTATCCAATGGTTCAGAAAAGACAATAGTCAATTCGATATACAACCGCATTGCGATAGATGTCGCATCTGTAGAAATACAGCATGTCAAACTCGATGAAAACAACAGGTTTATGGAAGAGATAAAAGATGGATTAGATAACTGCTTGACAATATCGGCAAATAAAGATCAAACCGCTTCGGCATTCATACAAGATGTAGTATTATCTATGTTCGATGAAGGATGCGTGGCTGTCGTGCCGATCGATACAAGTACTAATCCAAAATTCACAGATTCATATGATATTCTTTCGATGCGTACGGCATCCATTGTTGAGTGGTATCCAGACTTTGTAAAGGTCAAAGTATACAACGATAGAACTGGGCAAAAGCAGTTTCTAAGAGTTCCTAAATCAAAATGCGCGATTATAGAGAATCCGTTCTATTCAGTTATGAATGCGCGAGATTCGACTATGAACAGATTGAAAAGGAAGTTGGCCTTATTGGATATTGCTGATGAAAACAATACATCTGGTAAACTTGACTTGATCATACAGTTACCTTATACAATACATTCGCAAGCATTGAAGCAGAGAGCAGAAAGCCGAAGAAAGAGTATAGAGGATCAGCTTACCGGCTCAAAATACGGAATTGCTTATGCGGATGCAACTGAGAAGATTACTCAATTGAATAGGGCTGTAGAAAACAATCTCAAAGAACAGATCGACACATTAACTGAACAGATGTATACTCAGTTGTCTATTACGCCAGAGATATTAAACGGTTCGGCAAATGAGCAAACAATGATCAATTACAACAACAGAACAGTGGAACCGATTCTTGGAGCGATAACCGACGAGTTCAGGCGGAAGTTCTTAACTAAAACCGCAAGAACCCAGGGCCAGTCGATTATCTACTTTAAAGATCCATTCAAACTTATTCCTATCAGCTCGCTTGCTGATATAGCAGATAAGTTCACAAGGAACGAGATTATGTCGCCTAACGAGATTAGACAGGTTGTTGGTATGAAGCCGTCTAAAGATCCGAAAGCGGATGAACTTCGTAATAGGAACATATCTCAATCTGATGCAGAGCTTGAAGCTAAAGGTCAGATACCTGCTCAAGGTGGAGAAGATGCTGAAGGAATAGGAAATTTAGAAGCAATTGGTAAAAGATTTATAGAGGAGGCATAAAATCAAAATGGGTAAATCAAAGTATGATTTCTCAGGATATGTCGCTCGCTATGGAGTCACATGCTCGGATGGCACTACTATTATGCCTGGCTGCTTCTCGCATCAGAACGGAGTTAGAGTTCCGTTGGTATGGAACCATAATCATGATGATCCAGATCTTATACTTGGTCATGCTGACCTTGAAGCAAGAAATGATGGATTATATGCTTATGGAGTATTCAACGATGGACCAAAAGCCGAGGCAACAAAGACGTCCATGATTAATGGTGATATTGATTCACTATCTGTTTGGGCAAACCATCTTCAGAGAAATGGCGGCGATATTTATCATGGCGACACGAAGGAAATATCTATGGTGCTTTCTGGTGCCGATCCTACGGCTTATGTCGATTGGATGAGCTTCGCGCATGCTGATGGGTATGTCGACGATAATGACTTCGAAGCGATGATGTATTTTGGGGACAAGATTGCCATGAACACAGGTGGCAAGGAGGATGCGATGAAAGATAATGCGGCAATAGCTCATTCCGAAGAGGGAGCCGAGGCATCAAACGGTGGTAAAACCGTTGAGGATGTCATTAACTCTATGACAGACGAGCAGCGTAATGTGATGAATGCTCTCGTTGGTATGGCGCTCGACTCTAATGGCGAGGGCGACGATGATGAAGAAGAGGAGGAATCCGAAGTGAAACACAATGCGTTTGAATCTAAAGCGAATCACAATGCGTTTGAAAACGAAAACGGCAATGATCAGATGGATGTTATAAGCCACTCTGATATGGAAAATTATGTAGAGCAGGCTAAGAAGTCGAGAATGTCTCTTCGTGATGTTCTTGCTGACGCAGGCATCGACGACCTTCAGATAGTTGGTAATGGCGGAAGCATAGCTCATGCAGATGAGAATTATGGCGTAAGACCGATCGACTGGCTGTTCCCGAATGAGACCGAGCTTAACAGAACTCCCGAGTTTATAAAGAGGGATACTGGCTGGGTTGGATCATTTATGGGATCTGTTCATCACACACCGTTCAGCCGTGTAAAGACAACCTTCGCTAACATCACAGAAGATGAAGCAAGGGCAAGAGGTTATATTAAGGGTAAGCAGAAGAAAGATGAAGTCTTCACACTGCTTAAGAGATCCACGACTCCTCAGACGATTTACAAGAGACAGAAGATGGATCGTGATGATATACTCGACGTTGAGATCGATATCGTTCCTTGGATCAAGGGTGAGATGAGGATGATGCTTGATGAGGAAATTGCTCGTGCAGCTCTCGTTGGCGATGGTAGGCTCTCATCTGATGATGACCATATCAAAGAAGATAATATTCGTCCTATTTGGAAGGATGCAGATCTTTATACTATTAAGAGCTATATGGAAGTTAAAGCTGGTGCAACAGATGACGAAATTGCTAAGAAGTTCATCCGTCTTGCAATTAAGTCAAGGAAGGACTATAAGGGATCTGGTAATCCGACTCTGTTCACTACAGAAGATATGCTTACCAATCTTCTCCTTCTTGAAGATGTTAACGGCCGTATTATTTACGATTCTGAGGCGAAGCTTGCGACAACTCTTCGTGTTTCTAAGATCGTTACCGTTCCTGTCATGGAGAATCTCTCCAGAGATGACAACGGTGTAACCAAGGATCTTATGGGCATCATCGTTAATCCTCAGGATTACAACATTGGTGCTGATAAGGGTGGTGGAGTTGCAACATTCTCAGACTTCGATATCAACTTCAACCAGGAGATCTATCTGATGGAAACGAGATGCTCTGGAGCTCTTATTAAGCCTTACTCAGCAATCGTTCTTGAGAAGACAACTACAGCAGCCTGATAAAATTCAAAATGGGAGTTTTCTATGAGGTATTCAGGTAAAATCGGATTTTCAGTTACTGAACAGGTTGAACCAGGTGTATGGGAAGAACATACTGTCGAGAAGCATTACTATGGCGAGGTTAAACGCAATATTGAGAAAACAGATGCTAATGACGAAGTTGTTACCGACATGGGCCTTAACAATGAAATAACCATCATAGGAAACTCCTTTCTTATGAAGAACATTGGTAATATTCGTTATATAGAGTGGCTCGGCACAAAATGGCGAATCAATACTGTTCAGATTGATTATCCGAGACTTGTGTTGTCGATAGGAGGACTGTATCATGACCCGGGAGATGCTTCAAAATGAGCTTGAAGAGATACTCGGATCTGAACAGGTATATTTTCAGAGACCCGAATCGACAAAGCTCAAATATCCGGCAATTGTATATTCGTTGAGTGATAAAGTGGCTCAAAATGCAGATAACAAAAAGTATTTGTTAACTAACAGATACACTGTAACTGTAATGTCACCTCGTTCGACAAATACAATTGCTGATGATATACTTCGTCACTTTCAGCATTCGGCTTTTGATAGGCGATTTGTTAGTGACAATCTTTACCACGATGTATTAACAGTTTTTTATTAAGGAGGCATTGATTATGTCAAAGCTTGTATGGGATCAGATCGGGGAGCACTGGTTCGAGCAGGGCGTTCAGAAGGGTGTTCTTTACCCTCAGGAGAATGGCGCATATACCAAGGGTGTAGCTTGGAGCGGTCTTCGTTCTGTTGAAGAGTCGCCCTCTGGTGCAGATTCCAATAAGTACTATGCAGATAATGATGTTTATCTGAATATTCTTTCGAAGGAAGTTTATGAGTGCACGATTGGTGCATACACGTATCCTAAGGAATGGGAAGCTTGCGACGGATCAGCAAATCTTGCAGAAGGCGTTATAATTCGTCAGCAGCCTAGGAAGGGCTTTGCATTCTGCTACAGAACTGAGAAGGGCAATGATGCAGATCAGATGGCCGGTTATGTTCTTCATCTTGTTTATGGCTGCCTTGCATCACCTTCTTCAAGGACACATGAGTCGATAAATGAGTCGCCGGCTCCTTCAGAGCTTTCATGGACTGTTTCTACCACACCTATTGATGTAGAGGGTTACGGAAAGACTGCAGTACTTGAGATTGACTCTACAACCGCAGATTCTACAAAGCTTAAGACTCTTGAAGACATCCTTTATGGAACTGCAGAGACAGAAGCTCGTCTTCCGCTTCCGGATGAGATCGCTAAACTCTTCAAAGGCCAGACAGTCGTTGATCCTAATGCTAATGGCGATACCACTGGCGGCAGCAACAACGAAAATCCTGTCGGCTAATTAAACCATAATTATACGGGTAATCGCAGAATAAGAATGTGAACCGGTTGTTTCCTGCCGGTGGGACTGCGACATTAGGGCTAAAGTGGTGAGGCCCCTTTATATTCGCTGAGAAGGTGGTAGTGCTGTAGGCAACGGCATTACCATCTTCTATTGTTTTGTTTAGAGGAAAAGGAGATAACAATTATGTACACTATTCCTATAACTTACGAAGACTACAACGGAAACCAGAGAACTGAGAATTTCTCATTTCATCTTTCAAAGGCCGAGATCATTGAAATGGAGCTTTCGACAGAAGGCGGTTTTGGAGAGCGCATTCAGCATATAGTTGACGCTCGCGATACACCAACCCTCATCAAGATCTTTAAGGAGCTTATTCTTAAGTCATATGGTGTTAAGTCTGCCGATGGTAGAAGGTTCGAGAAGTCAGAGCAGCTTTCGAATGAGTTTGCTCAGACTGAGGCATTCTCTCAGTTGTATGTTAAGCTTGCAACAGATGTTGATGCGGCAACGTCATTCATCAACAACATCGTTCCTCGCGATGTAGCTGAGCAGGTTAAGGCTAAAGGCGATGCTATTGATGGAACTGCAACTGAGGTTAAGAAGTTCGAACCGCAGGACCATAAACCTAAGCAGCAGTGAGAGGAGTGAGGCTTATGCTAGAGATAGTAGTAAAAGCCAAAGAACTCTTCGATGATGAGAAACAGGAATTCATAACTTTAAAGAAGGATACAGTCCTCAAGTTAGAGCATTCGCTTGTCTCAATTTCAAAATGGGAAAGTAAGTGGCATAGATGCTTTTTAGATGATGGTCCGAAGACGATCGAGGAGCAGCTAGACTACATCAAGGATATGTGCTATACTAGCAGTTCGGTAGATGATGAGGTATTCGACGCTTTAAGTGAAGAAAACCTTAAAGCCATCAACGAATACATACAGAATCCGATGACGGCAACAAGAATCACTAGTAACCGTCAAGGTCCAAAAAGATATGGGCCTCAAGATAATCACGGACTGACATCAGAGGTCATATACTACCTTATGATACAGTATGGCATACCGTTTGATTGCCAAAAGTGGCATATAAACCGGCTTTTGACGCTTCTTAGAGTTTGCGAAATTAAAGAGGCTCCTGCTAAGAAGATGAGCATGAGAGAAGTCATGGCTCAGAATCGAGCGATCAACGAAGCACGAAAAGCCAAGTATCATACGAGAGGTTGAGGAAATTCAAAATGGGGTTAAGATTTGAGCAGAAAGGGGACTTTAGCAAAACCTTAAAGTTCCTTAATAAATCATTGGGGCGTGACTGGATGAGTGTGTTAGGCTCCTATGGAGAAAAAGGTTGCCAAGCCCTTTCT